CAATTGCTTGTAATCCAATTCCTAATACTAACACTGCTGATGCAACAACTAACATTGCCGCTGCTCCAGCTAAAATAGCCACAGCACCTACACCACTCATCATAATAGCACCTAATAGAGCAACTGCCCCAACTAAAGCTAACATTGATACCACAGCCATTCCAACTGCTTCCCAACTAACTTTCATAAATTCTTGTACTGCTTTTCCAAATATGAATACCGCACCAGCTACGATTACCATTGCTGCTGCACCTTGTAATACTTTTTTCATATCAATCTTACCAATAGAATCCATCATCCCACCTTTACCGGCTGGATTTGTTTTACTACTTAATGATTTACCACTATCTAAAGATTGAGTTCCACCTTTGGTTTGTATCATCTTACCTTGAGGTGAATCTTTATGGAATAACTTACCTGATTTGGATTTAACCATATCTTTACCTTTTCCAAACATTCCACCTAAGAATCCTTTTAACTTACCACCAATTCCGGTCATACCCTTCATAGATGCTAAACCATCTTTTAGGTTGAATCCCATTTGCCCAGCAGCAACAGCCATACTACCAAGTGATTGAACTCCAGTAAGAATTGGTGAACCAAATGCTTTTAAAGTTTCTAAAGTTTGGTCATACGTTGATAGCTGGATTGAACCATCTTTGTTCAATTTATCAGCATTTGTTGCCATCTTTTCGAATTCAGCAACAGATACACCTAATAATTCAGCAGTTTTCTTTTTAGAGAAGTAATCCATTTTGTTGAATTCTTCAATACCACCCAATGATGATAATGTTTCCCTAACCATACCACCTATATCACCTTCATATGCTAATGCTCTGGCTCTATCTAAGTTGATATTTTTACCTAACATTGCACCTAATTCCAATTCAGCGTTAATTGATGATTCAAAATCTAATAGATTATCAGCAACACCACTAAGGGTTTTCATATTAACACCTAACTTACCAGCAGCAATTGCTGCTTCAGCTATATTCTTACCACCATCTTTACCAAACAATGCAAATTCTTCAGTAGAGCCAGCTAAATCAGCCATTACATCAGCAGGTACTAATCCGTTTTGTATTGCTAATTCTTTTGATGATTGAATTAAATTTTCTGCTACTGCAGTAGAACCATCATTTAAACGTGAGAATTGTCCATATAATCCAGCCGCTTCAGCTGTACTTATACCCATATTCTCAGCCATTACATTGGTATTAAGCTGGGTTTTTAATGATACATCCTTTAATCCACCAAATTCTTTTGATAAATTTTTAGTGGTTCCAACTGCATCTTTAAATACAGTACCAAATAATGTAGTTGATATATTAGAGGTTGATAATAATGAACCACCGAGTTCTTGCGCAGTGTGTAATAATTTTTTACCAGCATAACCAGCACCAATAAGTGCACCACCCAATACCCCACCAATAGTTGATGTAAGTAATGATGCGGTTTCTAATATACCCCCAATAGTATCTTTTATACCGTCATATACTGCATGTTGCTTTTCTAAAAAAGCTCGTTGTTTTTCTGTTAATCCAGCATATTGGTTAGCTAATTTATTAGAGTCCATTAAAAGACCCCTTTGTCTATCTAATGCAGCACCTCTACCTTTTAATGAACCCAATTCCTGCTCTAATTCCATATTTAGAGCCTGTCTTTGTACTATATCAGTTGAAGTTAAGTTTGCTATCTTTTCATTAATAGATTGTGCTTTAGATAATGTATCAATATTATGTTGACTTGCTATATTGGATTCACCTAAAGCTTTTACTCTTCTTTCTTCAATATCTTTTATGGGAGTTAATATTCCAGTAAGAGATTTTAATCCTTGTTCTTGCTCCCCAATTGCGGATACAATACCTTTTGCAGCTGCAAGTTGTTCTTGATTTATTTTTTTTATTTCTGCCCCCAAACGTTTAGCCTTACGTTCTTGTGCTTCTATTAATTTATTTCTATCCTCTTGAGATTTGGCGCTATCCTTTTCAATTGATGCAATATCAATTGAAATTTGCTTTATTTTATTCAATAAATCTAATTTGGATTGAGCCATCTTAATTTATATTTTTATTTTTTTGCAGATTTTGCTTGCTTTTCTATTTTTGCTAATAGTGTATCCAATTCATCCTTTTCCTTTTGTAAATTTTTCATTTTTTGAATTATTGGCACAGGTACACCCTGTTTTTCAGCTTTAGATAACATTCGTTTTGTGGCGTTATTCTTTAAACCATCAAAGAATGCATCGGAAAAGCGCTTGGATGCTGAGAATAAACCTTCGTTTGTTTTCTTTTTTGACATGAGTAATGTGTTTATAGTTTTATACTATTATAAATATTGGATAAAAAAAAAGTAAGGATTATTTTCTAACCCTTACTTTTGATTGTCTTTCGACTTTTTTATGTTCTTCAGCTTCTTTTTTCTTTAACTCTATTAATTTGTTAAAGTAAAACTTTCTCCATTGAATTGGCATGAAATACACATCTTTCCAAGTAAATCCGTTACCAAATTGGATAAGTTCCCATATTTGGTTATGAAGAATTTGAGTATAGTTATTCGGAAGGGTAAAAAAATGAAATCCCAAAGGGAATATCAAGTGCCTCCTGCTCACCAGTCACCTCAGAGGTGAACTCAAATTTTAAATCCATATCAGGACTCAGTTCTCTAACGTATTTTCTAAATGATTTTGTATCTAAAGCAAGAAATTCATTCTGAACCCATTTTGTTATATATCCTCTATCAGCGTTACCATCTACCGATTGTATCATATATTTTAATCGAGTGGTTACATCAAATGATTTCTCACCCTTTCCTTTATATAATCTCTCTAATGATTGTAATTCTTTTGTAATTTCAGCTTCATCACCATGTGTAAGTAATTTAAATTCTAACTCTTTACCACTTTTTGGTAATTTAAATTTATAAAGGTTTTCACCATTTAATAAATCTTCATTAAAATCCTGTGTTTTTACTTTACTCAAATCAACAGTAACTGATTGAGGTTCTAGTGTAAATGGGTCGGTTACTTCTACTTGATAATCTGCACCATATCCCATTACTCTCGTTGCTAAAAGAATTGCGTTTTTATCTCCAATAAATATATCATTAATATTAACACCCTTCTCTACTACAACTGATTCGAATAATTTATCTAAAACCACACCTTTCTTTATTAAAGATTGGGAAGCTAAGATATCTTCTTCTCTTGCAGTCATATATTTGATTTCAACATTACCTTTTCTCAGAGGGTGTCCTTCTGGGTAAACTAACCCCTTTGAAGGTAAGTCAATAATTTCTGTTGGAAATTCATATTTAGTATCACTCATATTAAACCTTTATTTGTTTATATATAAATATATAACTTTAAAAAAAAGATAAAAAAAAAGGTTCCCAATTAAGGGAACCTTTTATATTATTAAAATATATGTTATATTTTAGAATTCCAAAATAGCGTAATCGTAAGATAACGTTAATTCGATATCAGCGGCATCATTAGAGGAGAAATCTAAATCGTTAAAGTTTGCCGATGCAATAAATGCACCCTTTAACTTCCACTGCTCTATCTTATCACCAACAGGCCCCAACATATAGAAATCAATATCTTTTTTGTAGAAATCGGCGTAACCTTTTCTACCAGTTAAAGATTCATATCCTAAACGTACCCATTCCATTACCTGTTGTGCACCTGATGGTACAATTGGGTCATATAATGAGATTGTTATATCTTGCCACTCACCCTTACCTTGCAATTTGCGGTAAGTATTTATATGGTCTAATTTCACAGTTTCGAAGTTGATAGATGGTCGAGCCGCTGTCTTTATAAGGTAAGATTGAATTCCATCAATCTCCATAATAAAGCGGTTCTTCATCTTCGGTTCGAAGTTGGTGAACATCATTTCGTTAAATTCTAATACTTCTGCCATTTTTTTATTTTTCTCCTGTTATACTAATAAATATTAGTTATTATTATTTTTAGTTTATGCTGAAAAAGCTGCTCCAGTTGGTAAGATGTTGAAATCAATTACAATGAATTCAGCGGTCTTAGCCGGTTGTAAGAATATTTGTCCAGCAAGTATGTTTCTATCAACTACATCAGGTGTGTTGTTAGTCTCATCCATTACTACTTTAAATGCGTACAAACCTTGTCTTTGTTGAATTGCTTCTAAGTAAGGTTGTACAGTGTTTATAAATCTACCTCTTGTCTGAGCCGTATTTTGTTCGAACACTAAGAATCGAGATGTAGATGCCACAAACTTCTTAACAGTGATTAGTAATCTTCTTACGTTGATTCTATCCAATGCTGATGCTTTATCTTGCAACGTTTTCTGTCCAAATGCCACAATACCTTGCCCAGGGAAAGCTGCGATTGGGTTTACTTTGTTTTCATATAAAGTATCTCTTTCAGAGTGTGTTAATCTATTCAATACACTAACTGCCCCAACAATACCACCTCTATTCAAACCAGCAGGTGCGAACCATTCTGCTCCGATAGCGTCATTCGCTGCGAATACAGCCGGCATCAATACTGATGGTGGAACTGAGATTAGTTTGTTTGTGTTACTATCAACTGTCTTAACCCAAGGGTAGTAAGATGCTGCGTAGTTTGTATCTACTGCGGTTGATTGAGTAGTTGCTTCTGTAATTGTATCGTTAACCCCATTGAAATCAGCGATGTAAAATGCATCAGAACGAGCTTCAACAACATCAATTGCTTTCTGAGTTATTGATGGGTGGAATTTTCTAATAATACCTGGAGTTACCAACATATTAATATCATATTCATCCACATTTGAAATTGCGTTTAATGCTTTGAAGTATCCTACTGTACCACCAGCTACTGCTGATGAACAATCAAACCCTTGTGTGTTTGAACCATCGATATCAGCTCCTAAGTTTATTTTTACTGATGGTGATTTACCATCAAATCCACCTTGGAAACCTAAAGTAAACTGTCTCTTAACCATATCAGAAGAATCTGAACCACTCATTACATAAGATAGTTGAGAATCAAATCCGAAATCTACGTTTGCTCCAACAGTTACTGAATTAGGTAGAGGTGCTAAATAATGAGCGTTATCTCCCTTTACACCAATAGTTTCGAAATTAAAACCAGCGTAATAAAGTGGTGAACCAGCCGTATTAATTACTGAACCAGTTTGGTAACTTACAGCAGGTACTAAAGTTTCAGGACCACCCGCACCAACAAAAATTGGGTTTGTGTATGCTCCATGTGCAAAAGGTGCAGCTGAAACAGGGTATGAACCATCTGCTTTTACCTCTACTCTTATATACTTAGAGTTATTTAACCAATCACCATTTTCAGTTAGCTTTCCGTTTGAATCGATAGTTAAAAATCTATCACCAATTCTTCTTGCGATGAAATTAGGAGATGAAGGGTCTAAGTTTACGTTATTAAATGTTTCTAATACTGATTTTCTTTTATCAGTATCGGAAAATGCTCTAATACTTACTGAGAATGTTGAATAATCAGTTCCACCATCTTCTCCGGCTGCTTTTACGTTTGAGATAGATACTTTAAATCTAGTGTTTTCATTATTACCATATCCTAAAGTATGGAAACGGAATAAAGGAAATCTCTCACCAGAAATAAGTTGTGATTTTACGTATGGTGTATTTGCTGGAGATGCTCCAGTTGTAGATACACCGTCTGCTAACACACCACCACTAAATACTTGCGGTGATAATGCTACTGCGGATACATCCAATCCCCAACCATTACTTTCGTCGTGGTCAGCTACTGATTGAGATGCTACATTCTCAAAGTAAGAATATACATATCCATCCTTTGAACCAAATGGTGATTCACCAAATACATCACTAACATCATTAGTATCCGATGGTTTGATTGATGCGGATACGTATCCGATACCACTTCCACTAACCAAAAACGAACCAGATGCATTGTTAGTAGGGTCTGCAATTGTAAATGTCCCAAATCCAACTTCTGCATTACCAGCATTAGTTGAATGTAAAGTTGTTACTAATTTATATCCAGTGGAACCAGATACTGCTATACCAATAGGTGCTGTTTGTGTATATCCACCTTCATTCATTACTCTTACAACTGTTACAGTACCAGCTTCTCTAAGATAGTTTTGTACTGCATATTCTGTATAGTAAGTTCCATCAGGTTTACCAAATTTATCCTCAAATTCTGATTGAGTTCTTATTACTGTGGGAACGAATGCAGGTCCTTGTTTGAAAGGTCCTACGAATGCTGCTCCGATTTCTCCGATACCTTGAGCCAAGAACGATAAATCGTTTTCTCTCGTAAATACTCCAGGTGATACAATTCTTTCTGCCATATTATTTATTTCTCCAATAAGTTTATTTTGATTTTATACCAAATACAACTATAAATATAACCAAAAAACTCAAAAGAGTAAATTGGTTATATTCATAAGTGTTTTTTTTATTTATTTAGTAAAAGTTTTACCATTTCCTTCAATTCATCAATCTCTTTTTGTTGAGCTTTCACAATTTCAGTTTGTTCTTTAATACCTTCAACTAATAATGGAACTAATCTATCGTATTTAAGAGTTAAGTAATCTTCACCAGATGTAGAGAACATATTACCATCTTCATCAAAATCAGTATCGAATGGTGCTGAATGAACAACCTCAGGCATTACCTCTTTTACTTGCTGAGCTGATAAACCTATTTGTTTCTTATCATCTTCGAATCCTTTTTCTTTTGCTAAATCATTGTTTACATAGTAGAATGCATCTAACTTAGAAATTTTATCTAATGGAGATTCAATCTTACCAAGATTATCTTTTAATCTTTCATCAGAATAGAATGCGATAACATCTTGCGTACATCTCAATTCTCTAGTCATATAGATTTGAGAGTTATTCACCTCTAAT